CTAAGGGTAAGTACGTTGGAGATTGTGAAGATTATTCACTATCTATACTCTGGAGACTAACTGGTCAAAGCGACTGGAAATTCTGGTGGTCACTTATCACAAGAGAGTCTGGAATCTGTTTAGTTGGTCCAAGTAAGTGGAAAGTATCTCACGCAGTACTAAGATATAAAGGAGAGTACGTTGATAATTGGACAAGAGAGTTTGGTCCTAAATCAGCGATTGAAAAGAATCATACGTTCCATGCAATTTTTGGACATGGCTTACTTTATATGACAGTTGTTAAGATGGTGATGAGTAAGATAACAAGGATTATAAAAAGAACATGAGCGATCCTACAGAATTTCATCCAGCTGACTCTAACGGAGACGGTGCTGTATCGGCTGAAGAGCACAAGATGTACATGGACGCAAAAAGAAAAGAATTAGAAGATGCTGATGCAATGCGAGACGCACAACGAAACATGGCTTGGTTTGCCCTAGGCGGAATGTTGTTGTATCCGTTTGCAGTAGTAATAGCCGAACTTGCGGGTCTTTCCAATGCATCAAAAACATTAGGAGACATGGCTCCCACCTACTTTGTAGCGGTGGCAGCAATAGTAGCGGCTTTTTATGGCAAAGAGGCGTATTCAAAAGGTAAATAAGATGGAAATGTTAGTTGATTTAGCGGTAAGTTTTTGGCAGTGGTCGGTACTTATAGTACTAGTTCTTACTGGATTTGTTGTAAACAAGTTTGATAAAGGAGAGCAGGCACCTAGAGTAGAGTTTAAGTATTCTTCGATGCCTAAGATGCAGCCTGTTCCTATTGCAACAGCCAGCAAAGGTTTTTGGGGTGGCATACTAATGTGGCTTCTAACTGTTCGTAAGTGGCAAATCTGCGAAGATTTTCACTATAGTTTAGGTGGGGTCGACTACATAATCCCTAGCGGTTTTATCTTTGATGGAGCTTCAGTACCTAAGTTTTTAGCAACTTTCCTATCTCCTGTAGGAGTATTACTAATGGGTGGCCTAGTTCATGACTATGGATATAAGCATGCCACTCTTAAAAAGAAAGATGGTACAACCATTGGTCCACAAGACCAGAAGTATATGGATACAATTTTCCGTGATGTATGTATTGAAGTAAACGGATTTAAAGTATTAAACTACCTTGCATTCTGGACTCTGCGTTTAGCAGGCTTCGTAGCATGGAACGGACATAAAAAGCGGGGTACTCATGAAATATCTAAGTAAGATTATGAAAGAAAGAACCTCTTTAGACGGTGCATTAATTATTGGAGTATGTGGTAGTGCTATACTCTTAGGCGGCTTAGTAAAGTGGGCAGCTTGGGCAGGACTAGCATACGGCATATGGACACTACTAAACACTGAAGATTAGAGGGCAACATGGCAGTAGAAGTAAGCAGACGAGATATACTCTCCGACCAAATTTACGATTTACAATCTGATACAAGGTTCTTAAAACTCCCAGTACCTCCTTATCTGGAGTTGCTGGGTATTGAAGCACTACCTTCACAAATGGCAATCATAAATGCCATCAACAATCCTAAGTATAGGTTTGTGTGTGCCGCCGTTTCTCGGAGGCAGGGCAAAACCTATATAGCTAATATTATTGGTCAACTTGTGTCTCTAGTACCAGGTTCCAATATCCTCATTATGTCACCTAACTATGCCTTGTCTCAGATTTCTTTTGATTTACAAAGAAATTTGATTAAGCATTTTGACTTAGAAGTTACTAAGGATAATGCAAAAGATAAGGTTATTGAAATATCTAATGGTTCTACTATACGCATGGGTTCTGTTAATCAGGTTGACTCTTGCGTTGGCCGTTCCTATGATCTTATTATCTTTGACGAAGCAGCACTAGCCGATGGTAAAGATGCCTTCAACGTAGCACTCCGTCCCACACTAGACAAACCAAATTCAAAAGCACTTTTCATTTCAACACCAAGGGGTCGCAATAACTGGTTCTCAGAATTCTTTTATAGAGGATTCTCTGATCAGTTTGAAGAGTGGTGCTCTATTCGAGCAACGTACAAAGACAATCCTCGTATGTCAGAATCTGATATATCAGAGGCAAGAAAGTCTATGTCAGAAGCAGAGTTTAAGCAAGAGTATGAAGCTGACTTTAATACTTATGAGGGGCAGATCTGGAGTTTCAACTTTGAAGAAAACGTACAAGACCTGTCTCAGTTTGATACTAGTAAGATGGATGTGTTCGCGGGGTTGGACGTAGGTTTCAAAGACCCTACCGCAATGTGTGTAATTGCGTATGATTGGGATACTGATAAGTTCTACTTAGTAGACGAATATTTAAATAATGAGAGAACTACTGAGCAACACGCAGTAGAGATACAGAAACTTATACAGCGATGGGATATTGACTTTATATACATCGATTCCGCTGCTCAGCAAACAAGATTTGACTTTGCACAGAACTACGATATTTCTACTATTAATGCAAAGAAGTCCGTACTCGATGGTATAGGTCATGTTGCAAGTATTGTTGACAATGGCAAATTGTTTGTTGATCAACAGTGTAAAGAGTCTCTTACTTGTTTAGATTCTTATCAGTGGGATCCAAACCCAAACCTTGCAAGGGAAAAACCGAAGCACAACATGGCTTCGCACATGGCAGATGCAATTCGGTACGCACTATATTCATTTATAACTGCGAATGTATCCTTCTAACGACACCTGCTGAAAAATAGTTATTGACAACATACCCTAAACTAGATATAATTCTTCTAATGAAAAATCAAGAGCCGAGCCAAAATGCCCAAGTTAAAACGTGATGTTGTAAAGTATGTACGGGATAAGGCAAAGTCTAAGTATAATAAAGGTTCGGCTTGTCAGATTTGTGACGAGACAGAGCAGTTAGATTTTCACCATTTTTATAGTTTAACGCCCTTGTTAAATCAATGGCTTGTTAAAAACAGACATAACCCCGAGTACATACAAGCACTGCGGGATGACTTTATAGAAGAACATTCTGCCGAGCTGTACGATCATACTGTGACACTTTGTCATACGCATCATCTACTGCTACACTCAATTTATGGTAAAGATCCTTCGTTAGGTACTGCAAAGAAGCAGATGCGATGGGTAGAGATTCAAAGAGAAAAACATGGCTTGGTATGATAAATTATTAGGTAGGACCGTAGAAGCTGAGGAAAAGTTAAATCCTGGTCAGCGTTTTATGGGCACTGGTGTAGCACCTTCTAAAGAGCCTAGTTTCAGCTATGAAAAAGCTTATGAGGATCTAGAAGTTGTTAACCGTGGCGTGAACATGATCGTTGACGACGTAGCAGAAATCCATACTTTAGTATCTAAAGATAACACCTTTCGAGGAGTTGTTCCAGGTATTAAACGTGCCAAGGTAGAGAGACTTCTAAATAAGTCACCTAACCCTTATCAAGACATCAATAGCTTTAAGCGTAATCTTATTACTGACTTTATTATTGATGGAAACATTTTTATGTACTTTGATGGAGCACATCTATATCATCTACCTGCCACTGACGTAACTATCCACTCTAGTAAAGATACTTATATAGATCACTTTTCTATGCACGATATTAAATTTAGTCCTGATGAGATTATTCACGTTAAAGAAAACTCTTTTCATTCTATTTATCGTGGTGTACCTCGTTTAAAGCCTGCTTTAAGAACTATGATTCTTATGAAGAATATGCGAGCTTTTCAAGATAACTTTTTTAAGAACGGAGCAGTGCCAGGTTTAGTACTAAAGTCACCTAACACTCTTTCGGACAAGATTAAAGAGCGTATGATTGGTGCCTGGCAGCAAAGGTATAGTCCTGATTCAGGCGGTCGACGCCCTCTTATCCTAGATGGTGGAATTGAAGTAGATGCTATCTCCAATATAAATTTTAAAGACTTAGATTTTCAAAGTGCTATTTCAGAGAATGAAAAGATTATTTTAAAGGCATTAGGCATCCCTCCAATTATGATGGATTCTGGTAATAATGCTAACATTCGCCCAAATATGCGACTTTACTATTTAGAGACTATACTTCCTATCGTTAGAAAAATTAATTATGGGCTTGAAAGATTTTTTGGTTTTGAACTAAGTGAGGACATTACTAATATTCCTGCTTTGCAGCCAGAGCTACGAGACTCCTCTGCATATTATACTTCATTAGTAAATGGAGGTATTATTACCGCAGCAGAAGCAAGAGACCGTCTAGGCTTTGAGCCTATTGAAGGTACAGAAGAAATTCGCGTTCCAGCAAATATTGCTGGTTCTGCAACTAACCCCGACGAAGGCGGAAGGCCTGTCGAAGAAACGGAGGAATAATGGGAAGCATGAGACAAAGAGGTAAAGTCCTCGAAGCAGTATCAATGGTTATGTTAGAAGAGGGTAAAGTCCTTACTAAGCATGACTACGAACATATGGAAACACGAACTCCTGTAAGAGCAGGTATTGTACTAAATCATTTTGGAAGTTGGAGCCGTATGTTAGCTATTATGGAAACGAATCTTCCCGAAGTGTGGGCACAGATTAAGCTTAAGGAGAATCCTCCACCAAAGCCTAAGCCTGTACCGCCTAAAGCACCAAAGCCCTCACCAAAGCCTGCACCTAAAGCTGCGGTCAAGCCTGCTCCGGCAGTAAAACTGGAGAAGTAAGATGAATAAAATCTTTAATCTCACATCTACTTTTAAGGCCGTCGAAAGCGACGATGGATCTGTAATGATTCGAGGTATGGCTAGTACAGTCGACTTTGATCGCGCAGGTGACTCCATTTCCGCTGAAGCATGGCAAAAAGGTGGATTAAAGAATTTTGAGAAAAATCCAATAATTCTATTTAATCATGATTATGATAGACCTATTGGTCGAGCCACCGGGATGAAAGCGGGACCCGATGGACTAGAGTTGGAATGCAAAATAAGCAAAAGTGCCCCTGGCAATGTTGCTGAACTTGTTAAAGACGGTGTTCTTGGAGCCTTTTCTGTCGGTTTCAGAGTCAAGGATGCTGATTACCTAAAAGAAACCGATGGACTAATGATTAAGGACGCTGAGTTGTTTGAGGTTTCGGTTGTTTCCGTACCTTGTAATCAAGCAGCTACTTTTTCGCTCGCGAAGTCTTTTGATTCCACTGAGGAATATGAAGCCTTCAAAAAAACTTTCACTAATCGTGTAGATCTAGCAGGTCAGTCTCTGGCTAAGAATGAAGATATTACTTCGGAAATAGCTAGTGACCACACACCTAAAAGCGCGGAATTATCCGCAGATCAGGAGATCAAGATGGACAATCAAAACATCGACTTGGAAGCTTTTGCAAAAAAGGTAGCTGACGAAACAGCCGCTAAAATCGCAATGAAGCAAGCCGAGCAAAAAGCAGCTGAGAACGTAGAGGCTACAAAAGCTCAAGAAGCCGCATCTTTTATTGAAGCACAAGATATCAAAGTTAAGACTGGAATTCAGTCTGGCGTTGATGCTCTTATGGCTGACGTACAAGCACAACTCACCGCTAAAGACGCAAAGATCGACGAAGTTATGGCCAAGTACGGCAAAGACCTCGAAGAGAAGCAAGCTGAAATCACAGCTATGCAAACTAGCAAGAAGACTTTTTCTGATCGTTCTGGAAAAGGCGACGTATCTAAGTGGGGTCAAGATTTCTTGAAAGCTCACCTATTGGGTGTTATGACCAACAAAGGTATGAACACTGCTTTTGCTCGTGACTTGCAAGAAAAAGCTGGTATTGATTATACTACTGCAGCCGCTGACATTGATCAGGAAGTTTCTAATCTCATCGAGAAAGAAATTCAGAATGAGTTGAAAGTAGCTCGTTTGTTCCGTGAAATGCCTGTAAATGGTGCAGCTACTGTACTACCAATCCAGCCAGACGTAGACCCTGCTGTATTCCAGACAGGTGCTGCCGCAGCTGGTAACCTAGAGAACCGTGGAGCATCTAATGTTACATTCCAACCTAAGCAAGTTATTCTTAATGCTTATCGTTTGATCTCTAGTTCTTTCATGGACAACAACGTAGACGAGCAGGTCCTCATTAACTTGATGCCTATGCTTGTTGAGTCAGTTGCTCGTGCACACGGACGCGCAGTAGAGAACGCTATCGTCAACGGTTCTGGTTCAATTACTGGTCTTGACGGCTATGCAGCTGCTCACGGTACTACTTTGGACGTATCTGACGGTACTCGCCTAACTTCAGCGTTGCTATTAGCAGCTCGTGAAGGCATGGGTAAGTATGGTGTTAACCCAACTGACATGGCTTACATTGTAAGCAATGACGGATTCTACGACCTATTGAACGATGCTAACTTCCAGACTCTGGATGAAGTTGGTAGTGATTTAGCAGCTCGTATAACTGGTACTATTGGAGCCGTTTACGGTACTCCAGTAATCGTATCTGAAGAGTTTGCAGCTCCTGCAGTTGGTGTTCCAGCAGCTCTTGCTGTTAACACTCGTAACTATGTAATTCCTCGTTTAGGCGGTGTAACCGTCGAGCAGGACTACGAAGTTATGAATCAGCGTCGAGTAATCGTTGCTAGCCAAGCTCTTGGATTTGAAGAGTTGGTAGCTGGTGCAACTGGTGCTGAGCCTGTTGTCAAGATTGACTACATAGCTTAATACTTAAAAGTATAGAAACGAGGGGGAGTATATTCTCCCCTAAGTTTTTACTAATGGACTTATAAATGGCAAATTTAATAACTTTAGATGAATATAAAGAAGCGGAAGGTATTTCAAATCCTAAAGAGGATCTGAAATTAAACGCTTTAATTCCGTCCGTGAGTCAATTAGTAAAAACTTATTGTAATAGTTCCTTCGTAGACTATTACTCAACGAACAAAGTAGAAACAATATCTTTAAACTATAATACAGATGTTATACAGCTAGCTGAAAGTCCTGTAACTACTGTAGTTAGTGTTACAGAAAGAACCTCTTATGGAGCTGCATACGCTACTTTAACAACATCCGCTTATCAGTATTTTTTAGACACAGATACTGACAGCCTTTTTCGTACTACCTCAGGAGGTAGAAAGAACTGGGCAACAGGACCAGGCGCTGTTGTAGTTACATACAAAGCCGGATATGCTACTGTTCCTGGAGACTTAAAGTTAGCGGTATTTGACTTAATTACATACTACCATAAGAATGAGTATAAAGAACGTAAAGTAATGCAAGGAGCTTCTATACAAAACTCCTCTACTACTAGCCAAGCTAATAATATAGCCTTTCCAGATCATATTAAAAGAATACTAGATCTGTATAAGAACTTCTGATGAGTAAACCGTCTTTAAAAGCATTTGTAAAGAAACTACATGATGAGTTTGAAAATAATACTGCAAAAGAAAAAAGACTAGAGTATAACTTATTAACACATTCCTTTACTTATAGTCAGACGGTTTTTTTAGCTGAAATGGTAAAAGAACTTGGTTCACGCAAAATAGTACTTACTAAAAAAAGACTACAAGAAATAAACAGATTAGGCACTTTATTTAGTAGAGATTTATACAAAACATTATCAGCTTTAGATGCCAAAGCTGATGCTATGTCAGGAATAACAAGATTTACAGGCTCGGAAACTTCTTTTAATTTTGTTTTTACTACGGATATTCGGACAGGTAAGACTCCTAATAACTGGGCTAAAGGACAGGCGGACGTTTTTGATAAAATAAAAGTTAGTTATAGTGACGCGTATAGAAAGTTCTTTTTTGGTATAAAAGCCAGCTTTGCTAAGGGGTCAAAAGGAAGAAAACAGTTTAATAAGCACTATAAACTTAATGAGCAGGAAGACTTGCAAAGTAAAGGTAAGATGGGTCAGTCAGGCCATGCAGAAGGCGCTGGTGTTGTAGAAACGATGACTCGAGAGTTTTTTGATAAACATGCAGAGACTGTGTTTAATGATAATACAGGTAATGTTTCTACAGAGCAGGAACTACTCGCTGACTTAAAGAACATGGGAGTAGATCTTGACTTTATGAGAAGTACCTCTGATATGACTCAAGAGATT